TGTATGGCTGCCACAAATATTGGAACTGACGGAACTCATAAATATCCCCTTGCAAAAATGCCAGCAATGTCAGATGCTGCAGATATTCAGATTGCATTAAGAAATTATCATTATGGACAGGATGCTCCGCTTGCAAGTGGCGCTACTCCTACTGCTGGTATTTCAAAATATTTGTATGATATTGAACAAGATATTGTTGCATTAGAAAATGCAGATGCAACTGTTGTGTCAAAAACAATTATAGATGCTCAGGGTGATTTAATTGCAGGAACTGCTGCCGACACAATAGCAAGACTTCCCGTTGGAAGCAACGGACATCTTCTTACAGCAAATTCAGCCACAGCCACTGGACTTTCCTGGGCAGCACCTACAGCAGCATCTACATCAACTCCTGGAGTTGTTCAACTATCAGATTCTACATCAACAACATCTTCAATTCTTGCAGCAACACCAACTGCAGTAAAAGCAGTTGCAGATACTAAATCTGCATTAAATTTTACAATTGATGCAAAAACAGCAGATTATTCATTAGTTTTGTCCGATGCTTATAAGATTATTGAAATGAATTTAACATCAACTGCAAACACACTTACAATTCCTCTTGCTTCAGTACATGAGTTTCCACAAGGCTCACAGATTACAATTATTCAAACTGGAAGTGGACAAACAACTATTGCAGGCACTGCAGGAGTTACCATTAATGGAACACCAGGTTTAAAATTGCGTGATCAATACTCATCTTGTACATTGATTAAACGATCAGCAGCCAATCTTAATACTTGGATCGTAATTGGCGATCTGAGTGCATAATGCCATTACCACCAATATCTTCAGGTAGTGGAGGAAGACAACCAGGAACTCCAACAATTGGAACTGCAACAGCAGGAAATGCTAGTGCATCAATTACATTTACAGCCCCTTCATATTTAGGAAAACCAACGGGAACAACTTATACTGCAACTTCAACTCCATCTAGCATAACTGGAACATCTTCAACTTCCCCTATAACCGTTAATGGTTTATCAAATGGAACAGCCTATACATTTAAAGTAAAGTTAGGAAATGGTGTTGCTACGTCATTAGAGTCTGCATCAAGTAATTCTGTGTCCCCTGCAGCACCAGCACCTGCCCCAGCACCTGCCCCAGCACCTGCCCCAGCCCCAGCCCCAGCCCCAGTATTGGCGGTAAGTGGAGTAACTTCATCTAGCATAACATCATCATCTGTAGTTATAAGTTGGAGTTCTACAGCACAACAATACGCTTCTGTAACAGTTGGTCCAACAACCGAAGAAATAGTAGGAACTGGAACAAGTGTAACAATTAGTGGATTAAGTGCTAGCACATCTTATACTCCAAACGTTACTGTTTACTCAATATGCTGTCCACCTAGTGGAAGTACAGCAAGCGCATCCGGTTCAAGTTTTAGTACCTCTGCAGCACCTGCTCCTGCACCTGCACCACCTGCTCCTTCACCTGCACCACCTGCTCCTTCACCTGCACCACCTGCTCCTTCACCTGCACCACCTGCTCCTGCACCTGCACCACCTGCACCAGCACCTGTAGACTGTGGATCTTGTGGTTGTGTTGTAGTTAGCGATGCAGGAACTACATATGTCTATGATTGTTGTGCAAATTTTTGTTATGAGTACTAATAAGATATAATGGTATGTAATAAAAAATAAAAAAAAATAAAAGAATAGGAGAATGTAATGTTATTGACTGATTTTGAACGTATTTTAGTAAAAATGTATGTAGAAGGAGAACTTGCCCAAGAGTTAAATTTAATTACAAATGGCTATGATCCACATCCTTTGGGAGTTGCACTTAAAAATGGCATGACTAATCATATTTATTATAATGACATTTATAATATTCCAGTTAAAGGCATGATATATGAAGATGGAGTTTTTATTGATGGACCAAAGGGAGAAACCTTTAGAGAACATTATCCAGCAAGAGATTTGGATTATGATCTTTTTATTTTTCTAAAGGACAATGAAGTTTTAGATTTTTGGCTTGCCCCAACAGACCATCCACTTTTTAAAGAGACTATACCAATTTTAAAAAGCAATCCTACTTTTGAAATAGTTGAGTAATATTTTATGGGGTATAAAAATGCCTGGGAAGAATACAAAGCAAAAAATAATGTAATTCCCATTGACCTACTTAATAAAAATAACTATATAGAAAAAGTAGAATCAGACAAAAGAATGCAAACTTGTTTAGGTTGCGAGCATTTAATTAAACTAACACATCAATGCAAAAAATGTGGTTGCCTTATGAATTTAAAAACTAAACTTAAAGATGCCACATGCCCAATTGGAAAGTGGTAAAAATGATAAAAGAAGAAATTGCTCCAGGAATGATTGTTTATAGTAATGTTATACCAAATAGTGATAATTTATATAAAGATATTGAAGAAGGAATGGATTCTGCAAAATTAAAATGGGGTAGAGCAGCAGTAGCATCTGGATCATCAGATACAGTAGATTATAAAACAAGAGATACTAGTTCAATTGGAATTCCATATAAAGGTGGTATTGAAAATTTAATATTACATAGTGCTAGTGAAATATTTTTTATGACTTTAAATAATTTATTTTTTGAACATTTTGATCCAATTGAAAAAGATTATATGACAACTTATAAAATAGGATCAGACTGGCACGATACTTATGGTGTTTTAAAATATGGACCAGGACAACAATTTACTAATCATATAGATGATAGTCCTAGATATCACAGAAGAATATCTACAGTATATTACCTAAATGAAAATTACACTGGAGGAGAAATTAACTTTCCTCGTTTTAATATTATGTTTAAACCAAAGGCAAATCAAATGATTGTGTTTCCATCCACCTATGTTTATAATCATTCAGTATCTCCAGTAATTCAAGGAGAAAGATATGCAGTTGTTAGTTGGTTAAAATGAAAGATCCTACAATTATCAATAATATCTTAAGTGATGAAGACTATAAGACAGTTATAAAGTCAGTGTTAAATCCAAAATCTTTTGAATATCAAGAAGGGTTTTCTAGATATATTGCTTCTGATTATTCTTTGTCAATATTAAAAGAAATTTCTAATAAATTAGTTCCAATTGCAAAAAATATATTTGATAGCAAAACATTAATGCCAACATATTCTTTATTTGCACACTACGAAGGACAAGACCCAGCACCAAGTTTATATAAGCACAAGGATAACAATGCCTGTACATATACTATTGATATGTGCGTTTATCAAAATGAGCCTTGGGATTTATGGGTAGAGAACAAGAACTATTGCCTTTATCCAAACCAAGCATTGGCTTACTATGGAAATGATCAGTTTCATTGGCGTGAACAATTTCCTAATCCAAAAACTAACCATGTTGCAATGATATTTTTTCATTTTGCAGAACCAGATCATTGGTATTTTACTAAGGGGCCTTCTTATTTATCGGTTATTAAAGAAGACATTACTGAAGAAGAATGGAAAAGAAACCTTAAATGAAAAATGCAATAGCATATTCTTTTCATGTTAGAGATAATAGTTTAAAGAATAATAGATGTTATAAACAGTTAAGATATTCCTTAGATACATTAAGGAACTTTAATCTAGATGTGCCTGTATATATCTATATTTCTCCCTCAACCATAGATACTGATTTACTAAACTTAGGAGAAAACACATTTATTATTAAATTTGATATTGAAGACAATGGAGGATGGCCAAAAGAATGGGTGGAACTTGGATATTTAGAATTTTTAAAGCACAGATGGGAAAAGGCAATTGAGTGCATACAATTAAACCATTTAGATAATATTTTATATCTTGATACTGATACAATATTTTATAATGATCCAGAAATTCTTTTTAAAAAATATGGATCAACAAGTTCTTTGTGGGCAAAACCAGACAATAGTAATGATTTAATGAAAAAAGTCGAGGTTTGGCCAGGAATGAATGATGGTCAATTTATATTAAGCAAAGAGTTAGCACATAAAGATATTTTAAGGCATATGAAGTTTTATGTAAATCATATACTTTCTTATAACAAAGAAAAACTTACAAGAGAAGAATATCTTAATTTATGCTGGGTATCTACGCAATATGCTGTTTGGGATTATTTTCAAAATAATAAAAATCCTGTAAAACATTTTGATGAGGATCAAGTTATGCTAAGCATAGAGCCAGAACACAAGAACATTGACAATTTAGTTTTACATCACTATTATAGTGGAAATACTAACAAGTTTGTACCAAAAGAATACTGGTAGTATATAAACCTTTTTCTTAACTTAATTAATCAGGATACCTTGCTAACCACTCTTTGGTCTTCCAAGTAATACCCTTCCAGGCAGACCAGTCTTTACCACCATCACTCATATGGTAAGCGATTTCTGCATTTCTAACTGGATCAAATAAGTCTTCGTTAGACTTTAGGTTAAACTTATCCCGTCGATCTTGACCCATTGATCCTAACATATTGATTTGAAATAATCCATAAGAGTTGTCTCCAGTCTTTGCATTAGGATTCCAAGAATTAGGAGTACCCATAGATTCTTTCATTACTGTTGCCCAGGCAACTTTAAGAGAATAACCCTCAAACCCTACACATTTTAATATTTTAATTAGTTCATCTTTTTCAAGAGGGGTTCCATATTTATATTTTTTCTTAGTTTTATTATTTTCTTCCTTAGAAACTGAAAAAACCGCCTCAGCGGTTTGGGTTTCACTTTTTGACACGGTACTACTCAAGTTATTTTCAGCATTAGCACTAGAATTAGAGAACAAAGCAATTCCAGTTACTGCTGCGAGTATTCCAATCACTATCTTATTAGTTGTCATGACTGTTCCTCCTTAGAAACAAAAACACCATAAAGTTATGGTGTTACTCACTAGTATATCATGGATTTGGACATTGAGTCAACTTAAAGACTTAATGTGATATAATTTCTTTATGGCTAAATACCGCAATCCAGACGAATCAGAGATGGATGTAAAGGCTCCTTCTACCTACAATATTGGAAATAAACCACCATTGGTTAACTGGACGGTTGTAAAAGGCGACAGCGCCTCTTTTAGGATATACGTACAAGATGATGCAGGAGATCCAATTGTAGTCGATGATTGGGACATTGAGGTCGATTTTAGACGGTACTCTGATAACGTAGGAGATGATTTATTATTTGAGTTAGTACCAGTACAATCACAAACTGATGATGATGGAGAGTTTTTAGTTTCTTTGACTCCCGCTCAATCTAAGCAATTAATAACTGGTGATGTTTTTGATGTTCAACTTACAGATGCTACAAGGGTTTGGACTGTATGTCAAGGAGAAATGATCATGCTTGGCGAAGTTACAGATCAGTCATAACAAATGGCTAAAGCAACATTAACTGATGTTAAGGCAAAAGCAAAAGTAACTTCAGTAAAAGATTTTAAGTCTTCCAAAATTAAAACTGTTAATTATTCAAAAACAACTTTAACTGATGTTAAAACAAAAACCAAAATAACTCCAATAAAAGGTTTTAAATCTTCGGGTATAAAAACAGTTGACTATTCAAAAAAAGTACGGATTAATGAAATACTTCCATTTAAAATAAAGTTAACTAACATAGGTATTGAAGGTATAAATCCTTTAAATCCCCCAGGAATTGGTATGCAGATTATTGGTTTTTCCAACTATATTTTATAATAAATCTATGTTATAATATAAACATGGCCCGTATATCACTAGCAAGTTTAAAGTTGTTATTTCAAACAGGAGATCGTCCTTCACAGACGGATTTTGAAGATTTTATTGACACAGCAAGCGCTCAAGCAACAGATTTGGGTAGTGCGGGAAACAATGAGTCAACAATCAACGGCATTGAAAGTGCCACAGTAATTGATAATTTTGATGCAACAGAATATAGAGCAGTTAAGTATATGATCTCTATTAAAAAGACTTCTGGTGGCGAAAATAAATATTACGCAACAGAAATGACAATTCTTGCTGATACTACAGGTGTATCTGTCAGTGAGTATGGAACAATCGACAA